GTTCACAGGAAATCGATTGACAATTACTTCGCCCTCCGCGACGGCCAGAAAATTGAAAACAAACCATATACTATCGCACTGCGTGGTCACCTTTCGCCCATCGAACAGCTCAAAACTAGACCCATTTGGCTTGCGCCATTCGAGCACATCGTTATGGAAAACATTTGCTTCCGGAACATTTATGACTTTATCTTCCAAGACAAGGAAATGTCTAATTTAATTCTTACCGGACGAGACACGCTTTCCAGATTACGCGATTATCTGAACATAGATACAGGAGGATCTTTCGTCAACCTAGACTTTAGTTCTTGGGACTCCTGGCGTTGCCGCTTTGTCGGGATGGATATCTTCAAGATATTCAAGAAGATCATAGACTTTCGACCTGGAGAAGAGAAGGTCTTTTATTTTGTGCGGAAACAATTTTTAAATTCGAAGCTTATGTTACCTGACGGTTCGTGCTTTGAAAAACAGTGTGGTACACCCACTGGTTCACTGCTGACGGCTTTGTTCAACAGTTTGATGAATGTTGTACTATTAAAGACTTGCGCCTATATCCTTGAAAAGGATCATGTGATCGAGCACCTAAGGGTCCTTGGCGATGATGCTTCGTTTTATTACGGTGGATTTGACGTTACAGTCGAAGCATACCTAGAGAAGCTATCGCAACTTCTGCGTTCCTTGTTTGATATGAGGTTATCTCCTACGAAGTGTGTCGTGACACCTCCCCACGCGCCAATAGAGGATAAAAAGTTCATAGGTTATAGTTTAGTTGGTAATCAGTTATATAAACCAGAAGAAGATTTCTTTTTCAGTTGTCTTTACCCAGAACACGAGGTGAAGAACGTAATAGTTTCGTTTAGCCGGGTTTTTTCTTATTTCATGTTAGGCGGAATTTATCACAATAGATTTTGTGGTTGGTTTAAAGATTATCTTAGAGTATATTGGCATATGTTATCTAAAGAGGAGAGAATCTTGAACGAAGAAGTGTTTAAGATGGGTAACTTAAGGG